TTGCATCTGCATCGACAATTTCAGACTAACAGACTTGACAGAATTGTCAAGTATCAAGCCACATCAAGGGTTTGCGGGCGGGCGCGGTGCGCGGTGCGCGAGCGAGTGAGTGAGCGAGAGGGGGGGGACATGGACTGCGCTTTGGACACGCCCCCCTTATTGTAGGCAACCTCTTAAACCAAGACCCAAAAAACCCAAGTGTAAAGTTACGAACTTTTCCCAACTCTGCTAATCTCACTATGGGGCAGGAACACAGAATCCTTGCAACGCGAGATTCGGTTGTTGAACACACCTGCCCCACCCCTTGACACCTAAGTAAGTTGCTGTGTTATATTCCGACTATGGATAACCTACCCCTTTATCACACGAAGTGGTCAGACAGACTGGCCTTCGATGTGGCGTTGATGCTCGAAGGTAGCGGAGAATCTCTGCAAGAAGTAATTACGCGGCACAAGATTGCGGCGGTAGACCTGCTTGCCTACAACAAAGACCCTATCTTTCTCAAAAAGGTGGAGCATTACCAGACTGAAGTGCAGGAAAAGGGGCTGACATTCAAACTCAAAGCCCGCGCTCAAGCCGAAGAACTCCTAACAACCTCCTACTTATTGATACATGACCCCGCAGTTAGCCCTGCGGTGAAGGCCGACCTCATAAAATCGACAGTTAAGTGGGCTGGACTAGAGCCAAAGAACACAGAAGTATCTGATGGTGCAGGGGGAGGCGTGAAAATCACGATCAATTTGGGTGGTCAGACCCATGAAGCACAGGTAATTGAACAAGAGGCGACGGATGTCACTACCATTGAGCATAGCGAACAGGCTTAATTCCACCTACGACGGGTTCAAGGCAGCAATTTTTACCACTTCAAGTGAGTACAACAACTTTACACTAGCGTTAAAAGAGGCAGGAGCCTCGTTTAAGACCAAAATCAGCAAGCACAAGAAGCGCGGCCGTGAGTTTGTGGTCATGGTAGTAGGGGAAACCCACTAATGGCGCTCGATATTAACTACACACCCCCGCCAACTGGGGCGAAGTTCATGGAGTCGGACGCAAAAATGCGCGTTTTGATGGGGCCGGTAGGTTCTGGCAAGTCCGTGACCTGTTCGTTCGAGATTGTAAGGCGGGCATCCCTACAAACCCCCAATGCACAGGGCATCCGCAAGACGCGGGCGGCTATTGTGCGGGAAACGGCACGACAGTTGCAGGATACTACGATCAAAACCTTCCTTGATTGGTTCCCGCCCGGGGTCTGTGGAGAGTATATGCGTACAACCAAGACCTATTTCTTCAAAGTAGGCGAGGTTGAGTGCGAGATTATGTTCCGGGCGTTGGATGATGCCGACGATGTGGCTAACTTGAACTCGTTGGAGTTGACATTCGCGTGGTTTAACGAGTGTCGGGACATTCACCCCGACATTATGGATGCGATGTCTAAGCGTATTGGGCGTTTCCCGTCGGCAAAGGACGGGGGGCCGACATGGCATGGGATGTGGGGGGATACTAACCCACCTACAATGGACACTTGGTGGTATTACCAGATGGAAGGGCTGGATCCTAAAGATGGCGTATCTCCGAACGATAATGGTTGGGCGGTATTCAAACAGCCAAGCGGGCGCTCGGCGTACGCCGAGAACATCGAGAACCTCCCCGAAGGTTACTACGACACCCAAGGCCGAAGCGAAGAATATATTAGGGTTTACATCGATGGAGAGTACGGGCTGTCCTCGGCTGGTATGCCGGTGTATAAGTATTTCAGGCCGGACTACCATATGGCTCGCGAGAGACTTCGCTATATCAACAATGGGGTTCGACCCATTGTTATCGGGATGGACTTGGGGCTTACCCCAGCGGCTGTTATCGGACAACAAGACCCCCGTGGTCGGGCGCTAATACTTGGCGAGTGTGTATCGTTTGATATGGGAGTACAGCGTTTTGTCAGGACAATGCTTAAGCCATTGCTATACGAGCGGTTTGGAGGCGCACCTATACTGGTGGTTACTGACCCTGCGGGTATCCAGCGGGCGCAGACAGATGAGAGATCGGCGGTTGACATCATTAAGGCGGAGGGGCTAAGGGTCATGCCCGCTAGGACTAACAGCATCTCGGCACGGATTAACTCGGTCGATGACTACTTGATGCGTCAAGTAGACGGTGATCCGGCCTTCCTAGTAGACCCCAGTTGCACTCAACTCAAGGCTGCCATGATGGGTGGATATAGGTATAAACCCAAAGGCGACGGCGACATTGAGAAAAATAAACATTCCCATGTGGCTGAGGCGCTACAATACCTCATGCTCCATATCGCTAGTATTGGCGAGGGGGGTCATTTACACGAACGCCGGGAAATCAAGCCCATTTCGGCAGTCGGCTGGACTTAGAATGTGTGATATAGTAGGATGCAGTTTCACCTCCTTGGCGTTCTCCTTCACGCCTCTTGCCCCCTGCGGAAACGTAGGGGGTTCTTTTTTCTTTGACAGCATGTATACTTGCTGCTATAACCACACTACAATATGTAGTAGTGCGGCAACCGGAGGAACGCTATGAAGTCAGGCAAACAGTTCACGATTCTGTCAGACAACCCCAAGATGGATACTTCTGGCTTGGCTGGCAAACCAGCACCAATGGAACTCTACGAGATGGAGTTTAAGATGCCCGCTATGAATATCAAACAGATCATGGAAGTGCATGAGAAGAAGGGCAACAAACGCCCAGAGACGGAAGCATCGTGAAGTGCCTAAAGTTTTCCTCGACTAATCCCAAGATGGGCAACATGGCCGTCAAAGGATATAGAGATGGCGGTGAGGTTAAGTTTGACGCAGAGGGCGGCGACTATGACTACACCACCGCAAAAAAGCACGGCATGGGGCCAGATGGTACAGGTGAGAATAAAGGACATTGGGGGTCTGTTGCCCCTGCAAGTTCTGAGTCTGTAAAGCAGCATAATCTCCCTGAAGGCACTTATAAAATGCTTAAAGGAAAACAACATCCGACATGGAGTAAAGCAGTTGAAGCCGAACAATCCCGTGGTTCTGAAGTTAAAAAGTTCGGGGATAGATATTACTCCGTACCAAAAGGAAAATAAATGGCCGGTGGACTAACCCTTCTTCGTGTAGTGTCCAATGACGAGTTAAATCGTCAGGAGAAGATGTTGGCTGATCGTGCCCTAGAGGATCGTCAAGCCCAGCCTTTTATCCTCGGTATGGCGGAGTATCTGCGTGCCTGTTGGGATGTAGCCCAGCAAGCCAAGAAGCCTATTGAGAATAAGATGTTGATGGCTATGCGTCAGCGTAATGGCGAATACGAAGCCGATAAGATGGCAGGTATTCGTAAACAAGGCGGCTCAGAGATTTTTATGATGATTACTGAAGTCAAGTGCCGCGCAGCGGAGTCTTGGCTCAGAGACATTCTACTTGACACAGGGACACCCCCTTGGGATTTGAGCGCTACTCCTATCCCTGATCTTAGCCCTAAGGCAACTAAAGAGATTCAAGACATCTTTGCCAACAAAGTGTTGGAGATGATTCAGCGTAGTGGAGAAGCACCATCGCAAGAAGTAATGGGAGAACTCAAAGAGATTATTTCCCAAGATTATCGCTTCAAGATTTTGCAAGAAGCCCAGAATCGTGTAGACCGTATGAAGTTGCGGATTAGCGATCAGTTTACACAAGGTGGTTGGGCAAATGCGTTTAACGATTTCATTACTGACCTCGTGACTTTCCCATGTGCCTTTGTTAAAGGGCCGATTGTCCGTCGTCAGAGATACCTTGGTTGGGAACAAGACGAATCCGGTCGTACCGTGGTTAAGTCCTCTGAGCGCATTGCGCCGGAGTACGAGCGCGTCGATCCGTTCCGTATTTATCCTGAGCCGGGGATTACAAACATTAACGAAGGTTACATCTTTGAACATCACCCACTGACCCGAATGGATTTGTCTGACCTGATCGGTGTGCCGGGGTATGACGAAGATGCTATTCGTAAAGTCCTTGAGATTGGTAATGGTCAATCATGGATCAGTGAAGATGTTGAACTGATTAAGAATGAGGAAGAACGGAAGTTCTACTCATACATGCGCCCAACAGAAGTGTTTGATGCACTAGAGTTCTGGGGCAAAGTTAGCGGACAGATGTTGCTCGACTGGGGTATGTCAGAGGATGAAGTCCCTGATCCAGCCCAAGAATACGATGCGAACGTCTGGATGGTTGGCAATTATGTTATCAAGGCTGTACTTAACTATGATCCGTTAGGAGAAAAGCCTTATGCAAAAACTTCATTCATTAAGTGTCCGGGTGCTTTCTGGGGTAAAGGAATCCCTGAAATCATTGAAGACCTTCAAAACGTATGTAACGCGGCTGCGCGAGCGCTTGTCAACAATATGGGCATCTCTAGTGGCCCGCAAGTCGAAGTAAACTTAGAGCGTATTCCTCCCAACGAGGACATCACACAGATGTATCCTTGGAAGATTTGGCAGGTGATGAACGACCCCGTTGGGTCGAGCGCACCAGCCGTACGCTTTACGCAGCCCGAAGATAACGCACAGACCCTCATGGGTGTGTACGAGAAGTTTTCACGCTTGGCTGATGACCACTCAGGTGTTCCTGCATATCTGTATGGAGACTTGAATGTTCAGGGTGCTGGGCGTACATCCTCTGGTTTGTCAATGCTCATGGGAGCGGCTGGCAAGGGAATCCGACAAGTAGTCATGCACATCGACAATGATGTGATTAAACCCATTGTCCAACGCCAGTTCGTCTACAACATGCGCTATGACGAGGATGAGTCTATTAAAGGCGACGTTGAGGTTATCGCCAAAGGTGCAGTTAACCTTGCGGTCAAAGAAACCGTCAACGTCCGCCGTATTGAATTTCTTAATGCAACCGCCAATCAGATCGATATGGAGATCCTTGGTAAGGATGGCCGCGCCGCGATTCTTCGCGAAGTGGCTAAAGGTTTGCAAATGCCACTGGATGAACTTATTCCATCTAAAGAGAAAAACGCTTTGGCAATGAGAGCGGCACAGTCGCAGCAACAACCTGCGCCTAAACCGACTCAACCAGACGGCTCTCCTAAAGGTGGGCAAGAAGGTAATCTAGTGTCCGGTGCTGGGGGGAGGGCTGCATGATTAAGCCCGATCCTAAAGTCGTAAAGGCTCTTGGCATTGCCATGCGCCAGTATCCAGAAATTCTGGACTGGCTCAAAACATGGCGGTATCACGAGTTGGAGCAACTGCCTAGCGCTATCAACAACCCGGCACTCTTACAAGGGCGGTGTCAGGTTTTGGGTGAACTATACAAGTTTGCCAAAGAAGCCCCTGAACTAGCGGCAAAGTCCTAACTGATATGACTCGCCGTCTAATCCACGCACACCGATAGGAGCGTTTTATCATGGCACTACCAGAGCAAATTCGTAAACAGACCGAGGCCGTACAGGAGTTGTACAAGCAACTCAATGGCGATGAAAACAATGGCAATGAGGCGACCCCTCCCGCCGATGGCAACACTTCGCCTTCTGAGAACACCGCACAACCCGCACCAGCCGACGAGAGCGCTGTACCGAATAACGCTGCTCAACCGCAGGGGAATGAGCAAACCCCCAGTGGTACAGGCCAAGAAGATGACCCCAATTCTGAGACTTATGCTCAGAAATGGCGTACTTTACAAGGTATGTACAACGCCGAAGTTCCGCGTCTGCACTCGCAGAATCGTGAACTAAATGGTCGCGTACAACAGATGGAACAATTGCTTGCGTCTCTTTCGCAGCAATCCTCTCAACCGGCACAGCAAACTCAAGTTCAACCTTTGGTAACTGAGAATGATGTCCAAGAGTATGGTGAGTCTATTGACGTTATGCGTCGTGTGACTCGCGAGGAACTCTATCCGGTTGCTCAGAAGATTGCTCAATTAGATCAAATCATTCGCTCGTTGCAAACCAGTGTCGTACCTCAGGTACAGGCAGTGGCGCATCGACAAGCAATGACAGCAGAGCAACAGTTCTGGTCTGACCTGTCAAGTGCGGCCCCCAATTGGCGCGAAATTAACGATGACCATGCATTTCAATCATGGTTGTTGGAGATTGACCCGCTAACTGGAATTAGCCGTCAGACTTACCTTGAGGATGCTCAACGTATCCTTGATGTACGCCGGGTTGCTAGTTTCTTCCAAACTTGGAATGAGTTGACTGGCAAAGCCAATGTTGCTCAAAACACTCGTCGGACAGCGACTGCTTCAGAGTTGGAGCGTCAGGTTGCACCGGGTCGTTCAAAGAACACCGGAACACCTGCGAACAACAATGCCAAGACATACAGTCCTGATGACATTAAAGGTTTCTTTAATGATGTTAGGTCTGGTAAATATCGTGGCCGTGAAGCAGAGCGTGACCGCATTGAACGCGACATTTTCGCTGCACAGCGAGACGGTCGCATAACTGTTAACGCTTGATTAGAGGAGTTTTATCATGGGATTTCCCGTAACCGCAGGCCGCCCGAATTATTCGGGTAACTTTATCCCCGAAATTTGGTCGGGCAAACTGATCGAGAATTTCTACGACGCAACTGTGTTGGCTGCTATTTCTAACACCGATTACGAAGGTGAAATTCGCAACATGGGTGACACGGTTAATATCCGTACTACCCCTGAGATCACCATTAAGACCTATGTAAAAGGTCAAACCCTGTCAGTTGAGAATCCTGACAAACCCAAACTGCAACTTGTTATCGACAAAGGCGAGTACTTTGCTTGCGTTGAGGACGATGTGGATAAGGTTCAGTCGGACATCAACCTGATGGATACTTGGTCAAAAGACGCTTCCGAGCGTATGAAGATCAAGATTGACCAGCGCGTTCTGACCGACATTTTGCCGGACATTTCTGCTGACAACAAAGGTGCAACCGCTGGTCGCATCTCTAACAACATTGACTTGGGTACGACTGGTTCGCCTATCGCTATTACCAAGACCAACGTGTTGGAGTACCTTGTTGACATTGGTACTGTTCTTGATGAGGCAAACTGCCCAGAAGGTAACCGCTTCGTAGTTATCCCTGCTAAGATGGCCGGTATGATTAAGAAGTCTGACCTTAAGGATGCTTCTTTGACTGGTGACAGCGTGTCCATTCTTCGTAATGGTCGCCTTGGCATGATCGACCGTTTTACGGTTTACATGAGCCACAACCTCAGTGTTTCCAGCGGCAAGTTCAGCATCATCGCTGGTCACAAGATGGGCTTCACTTTTGCTTCGCAAATGACCAACATGGAAACCATTCGCTCTGAGTCCACCTTCGGTAACATCATCCGTGGTCTACAAGTGTATGGATACAAAGTGGTCAAGCCTGAGGCATTGTCACAAGGCATCATCACTCTGTAACTGACGGGGGGCTTCGGCCCCCTCTCGCAACTTTTTAGGAGAATTTGAAATGGCAACATATACCGACTCATACGGTTTTAACAAAGGCACGGCAGGATTTCGTGCTGATGGGCTGACCAAGGTAACTCGTATGGAAGTAGTTCTGGACTTCGCAAAGATTGCTGCTGCTCGTACCGCCGCTGGCGCTACTGCTTTGGCTTCTGGCGATGTTCTGGAAGTTATTCCTGTCCCAGCCAAAGCGCTAGTTATGCGTGTTGGCTATGATGTAACTACGGCTGAAGGTGCTACCGCTACGTTTGATCTTGGCGATGGTTCTGATACCGATGGTTACCTCAACGATGCTGATCTGAACGCTGTTGGTTCTGGCGTGATGGCTCTGACGTTGGCTAGTGGTACGCCTAATACTGTCGCTGGATATTCCAACGGCAAGTATTATTCGGCTGCTGACACAATCGACGTTCTGTTGAACAATAGCAGCATTGACACTGCCGTTGTTCGTATCTGGGCATTGGTTGCTGACTGCTCGTAATTAGGATGGGGGCTTCGGCCCCCTCCTTTCAAGGAGGTTATTATGGCCCGAGATATTACTTCAGTACATACTAATGCTGACGCAATTCTGCATACTGGAAAGATTAGGTTACTTGGTGTGCTATACACTTCAGCCGGTGGATCATTGCAACATATCAATTTTTACGATGCAACATCTGCTACTGGTTCTGTAAAGTTAGAATTAGACACTACTAAACAAGGTGTTGTAGATTTTCAAATTCCTGAAGGAGGTATGATTTTTTCCACAGGAATTTACTGTGATATTGGTGGAGCAACATCGGTTACTGTTCTTTTGAAAGATTGATATGGCTAAAGTCATCAAAAAATCTGCAATGCCATGTAACTCCCCAAAGAGAACACCGGGGCATGCTACTAAGTCACATGTTGTAAAAGCATGCGCTAATGGGCAGGAAAAGATTATTCGCTTTGGTCAACAGGGCGTTAGTGGTGCTGGATCTAGTCCAAGCACACCAAGTGAGAAGGCGCGGCAAAAAAGTTTTAAAGCCCGCCATGCAAAGAACATAGCCAAAGGCAAGATGTCTGCGGCGTACTGGGCGGATAAAGTCAAATGGTAACCAAGACAAAATCCAAAGTGAACGCTGCTGGCAACTATACAAAGCCTGAGTTGCGTAAGCGGATTGTGTCGCAGGTTAAGGCTGCGGCAGTTCAGGGTACGGCTGCTGGTCAATGGTCAGCCCGTAAAGCGCAGTTAGTGGCTAAGAAATACAAAGCCGCTGGCGGGGGGTACAAAGATTGAAAGCCCCGCAGAAGTCCCTAAAAGACTGGACAGAGCAGAAATGGCGTACCAAAAGCGGTAAGCCATCTAGCAAGACTGGTGAGCGGTACTTACCAGAAGCAGCAATAAAAGCGTTGACCCCAGCAGAGTACGCTGCTACAACAAAAGCAAAGCGTTCTGGCAAATCAAAAGGTCAACAGTTTGTAAAACAGCCCGCTAAAATAGCGGCTAAGACGGCTCGATTTAGATAGGAGAATTAAATGGCACGATACCTACGCAATAAACGTGATGGCTTTATTTATGACTATACGGAACTATTGGCTGAAAACCCTCTTTGTGAGGAAGTCACTGAGGAAGAAGCATTTCCTGAGAAGTTTGTTCCCAAGAAACAAAAAGGTCGTAAGTCTAGTTTGGCTTTAGAAACCCCGGCTGACGAGATTCCTGAGGCCCCCGTTGTTGAGAATGAAGAACTCAATGCAGATGCATCTAAGGGATTACCCGAATGATACTCAATGATGTAATCACTGAGGTTCGACGGATCCTCCAAGACATCAACTCACCGCAGCGTTATAGCAATGCGGTGTTGTTGGGCTTTGCCAATCAGGCATTAAAGCGGATTGCTGTCTTGCGTCCCGACCTCTTTGCTTACATAGGGGAAATCCCTACTACGGCAGGGCAAGTTCTTCAATCAGCCCCTTCTGATTCTATCCGTATTATGGAGATTTTCCAAGTTAAAGATGGCTCAGGGATTACGGAAACTAATCGTGAAGCACTAGATCAAACTTATCCTACATGGATGAATGATGCGGCTGCTGCCACAGTTAACTGGATGCGGCACACCCGTAATGCCAATCGGTTCTTTATCTACCCAAAAGCCCCAGCGGCACAGGTTCTTATTGGGGAATACGCGCAGACACCTCCGGTGTACGACGGTACAACAACGGTCGCTTTGTTGTCAGATGCTTACTTCCCCGTTGTAATTGATGCGACAGTTTTTATCGCTGAGTCCGTGGATAATGAGCATGTCAACTCCAATCGGGCGCAGTTGTTCCAACAGTCCTTTACTCAAGCCCTTGGCGTTAGCGCTCAGGGTCGTGTCATTACTGACACTGAGGAAGGCGGACTTGCTAACGATCAGGTGATTTAATGGCTACGCGTACATTCCTCTCCCTTGTTAATCGGATAGCCCCAAGTGTGCCGGGCTGCCCGCAGCCAATCATCCAGCAATATGTTCGTGATGCTGCAATTGAGGCATGCGAGCGCACACTAGCGTGGCGCTACGAACAGCCGCTAATTCGATTGACACCGGGTGTGTACGAGTATCCATACACTAATCCATTGCAGACTGAAGTCCATGCGTTCCTGACATCAAGTGTCAATAACGAGAAAGTGGATCCTGTGACTCTTGAGCAGTTGTATGCTGCTTATCCTGATTGGCCTAGCCTTGATCCTGCAAAACGGGCTACCCCCCGTTTAATCTGCCAATTAGACCCAGATAATTTTATTCTTGCCCCGCTTCCCGATGCAACGGTGAACTACGATCTAAAGATGATTGTGGCTCTAAAGCCCCTTCGAGATGCCACAGGTATGGATAAAAATGTGTTTGATGATCTTGAAAACGTCATCATGCATGGTGCATTGCAACATTTACTGGTACTGCCGGATAAAAACTGGTCAGACCGTGAGTTGGCTTCGTATCACTCTAGGCAATACCTTTACAAGACCACAGAGCGTAGAGCAAGGGCAAATATAGGTGCAGCCCGTGCGTCGATGTCTGTACAAATGAACCCATTAGCGTGAGGAAATTATGGCCGTTGATGTTATCCGATTAGTAAAAGGCGATGAAAAGCCAGTTATCGTCCTCACTTTGACGGATGACATTACCGGCACGCCGATTGACTTGTCGTTGGGGACAACGACTGTATCTGTTAAGTTCCGTGCTGCTGGTACGACCACGCTTCTATCTACAATAAGTTGTACAAAGTTAAGCGGCGGTACTACCGGTCAGGTGCAGTTTGACTTTCAAGGCAACGTATTAAATGTAGACCCCGGCATGTATGAGGGTGAGATTGTGGTTAACTACAATGGTCAGTTGCAGACAGTGTTTGATACCCTGCGCTTTACAGTTAGGGCGAACTTCTAATGGCAAACATTCGAGTCGCTTACGCGCTATCGTCAGTACTATTAGCCACCCCAGCGGCGGCTACGGTATCTGCTGGCGTAAGCACATACTCGACCACAGTTTCAGCCCAGCCTAACCAAGTTATTGCAGTCTCGGCGTTTGTTGTGCCAATGGAGTACTTGGAAGAACAGACTGTAACGATGGCTGATTTCCGAGTTTTTGACATTAGCAAAGTCTTTATTGATGTGGTCACTGCTACTGATATCAATAATGTGGCGTTTGATATTACTACTACGGCTGCTGACTCGGTGGCTATTGTTGAGAATAGCATTAAGATTTTTAGTGGCACGGTTGACTTTGACCCAACTGATCCAGACGCTGACCCAGACCCAATTAACATAGCCGATGCCGATGTAAAAGGTATAGGAAAAAACCTAACAGAAGCACTAACTGCCTCTGATGCAGACGTTAAAACTGTTGGGCAAGTATCCACTGATACGGTTACTGCATCTGAGACAATCAACACCAAAGATGTTGGTAAGAGTTTGGCTGACACGACGGCCGCGGCAGATACGATTAACCAATTTAACACAGGTAAAGTTGTTGCTGATAGTGTGTCGGCTACGGAAGCAGCAGCGCTTGACGTAACAAAAGGTAATATTGCCGAGACTGTTACCGCAACAGATACTTCCTTCCGCTCACCTGAACTGGTTAAGACAGAGACAGTTACAGCCTCCGACGCATTTGGGCCATTTAATATAGGTAAAAACCCTAGTGATTCGGCAACGATTGCAGATGCAATCAATACTATCTCGGTCGATAAAGTCCTAACCGATTCAGTCACGATGACTGAGTTCGTGGCTAAGACTCCCGGCTATGCGTTTGACTATGACGTTACTGACGCTGACGCTGACCCAGACCCCGTTTCGATGGCGGATGCACAGGCGTTCAGCCTAGATACTACCCGTAGTGACTCGGTGTCTGCTACGGATGCGGCTGCTAAGAGTGTTACTAAACCAGACCTAGCAGACTCTGTGACTGGTTCTGATGCTGTTGTGGCTTCAGTGAGTAAGGTATTGACTGACTCGGTTACGGCTTCTGAGGCTATGGCCTTCAGCCCTGCTAAGGTTCTGACTGATTCTATATCTACTCCAACCGATGCCATCAACACATTTACAGTTGGCAAAGGGCTGACTGATACAGCGACAGCAACGGATGTTCTGAACCTTTTTGCGATTTCTAAAGTCCTGACTGATTCAGTCACAATGGCTGAGTCGATCTCAACCATACTAATCCTTGGGCAAACCACGCCAATCTACCCCGACTATGTGTCGATGGCGGATGGCAACGGCTTTGTGTTTCATCGCTACACGACAAACGTACCTGACTATACAGAAGTGTTAGGTAATGGAATGTTTAACTCTGAGTACATGCAGAGTTCTAGCGATAGTCATACACATGAGAATTACACTGGCCTTATCAATGGCCCCGGACTACTACTCACTGCCCCGTTAGTTGGCGGTGAATTTATCACTTACGCTGATACCAGCGGCGCTGGATTAGTTGTAAACTTCCACTATACTGATGCGAGTGATCGCACTGTTGGTGGTTACTACTTTAACCAAACCCCGATCCTATAAGGAGAGAAAGATGTTTAACGATATTGTTAAGATGAAAGGTGAACTACGGATCACCGTGACCAACCCGGAGGGCAATGTCAAACATGAAGTTGTTGTCCCCAACCTCGTAGTAACCGCCGGTAAAAACTTTATTGCTTCCCGCATGGAAGGTACTTCGTCTAATGTCATGTCACACATGGCTATTGGTACAGGTACAACCGCTGCGGCAGTTGGCGATACTGCTCTTGAAACTCAAGCCGGTCGTGTGTCATTGACTTCAACCACTGTTACTTCCAACAGCGTAGCGTATGTGGCTACCTTCCCTGCCGGTACTGGTACTGGTGCAATCACTGAGGCAGGTATTTTTAATGCTTCGTCTGGCGGCACAATGCTTTGCCGTACTGTGTTCTCAGTGATTAACAAGGGTGCAGCCGATACGCTTGGTATCACTTGGACAGTGACTGTTAACTAATCGGAGTACGAGATGGGAATTAAATTCGCAAATAGCGCGTTTGCAACACTAGCCTCTGGAATCAACAGTTCGGCTACAAGCATTACGCTGACTACCGGGCAGGGTGCGCGTTTCCCATCTCTGGCCGGTGGCGATTACTTTTTTGCCACACTGATCGACACCTCCAATAACTTGGAGATTGTCAAGTGTACGGCTCGTTCAACGGATGTCCTTACAGTTGTTCGCGGCCAAGAGTCTACAACTGCTCGTGCATTTAGCACAGGTGACCGCATTGAGTTGCGTATTACTGCACAAGGATTGGTTGATGCGGCTCCAGTACAGAGCGTCAACGGTGCAACCGGCGCTGTAATTATCTCGACTACACCGGCTGCTGTTTCTGACCAAGATAATACTGCTACTGGATATTTTGACCTGCCTGTTGGATCAACAGCACAGCGTCCGGGTACTCCCGCAAACGGCATGTTGAGATACAACTCTACAACTAACCGAGTAGAATCTTATCAAAACGGTGCGTGGATTAGCGTTACTAATGATACGTTAAAACGTAGTGAATTTACTAACGGAACTCGTACGGCTTTTAGTGATTCTGCGTCTAATGCGTTTTGGAACATAACAGTTACTAAAGATTTTGGAAGTAGTATTAGTGACCTTGTAGTTTATGCGATGCTTCCCGGTTATTCAGCCTATTCTGATTGGTGCGGTATCTACGCACATATTTCAGGGTCAACTACTACTTCGACAGATGGAACTGCTTATAAAGATATTATCTATGTGGGCGGCGATGCTAGTAATGAATCGTATTGTGTCATTGTAAACGGAAAGCGCTTTGAAAGTTTAGGCGCAGGTACGCATACGCTTACTTTTGGGTGGTCTACTCGTAATGGTTCTAGTAGCGACAAATGGTGTGCAACATGGAATCCAGATTCTAATAATGATGCACGCCAACATGCAACTCGTTCTATTGTTCAAGTCTATGAAGTGGCGAGGTAATAAAAATGAATATCGACAAATTAAATATTGCGTCTAAAGTTCTTGGGTTTAGTGTTTGTGAACATCCCGATGGTATTTATACATGGGATGGCTGGGAAAAAAATTCTACTAAATTATCTTCTGACCAAATGGCTTTAGTAGATGCAGAATATGCACGGCAAATTACTCAGTATCCGCTTGACCAGTGTAAAGAAGAAGCCAAGAAGCGTATCGCTACAACCGACTGGGCTGTACTGCCTGACGTTGGGCTTGCTAACGTCGCTGCGTTTGAAACTTATCGTGCTGCGCTGCGTGAGTTGATTAAGAATCCGGTTGCCGAACCTGTGTGGCCTACTGAACCTACGCCTATCTGGAGTTAGTCATGGGATTAAAAGTCGCCAATAACGCTTTCGGTACGCTGAACACAGGCATCATTAGTTCGGATACGACTATCGTACTGAACACAGGTGAGGGTGCGCGGTTTCCGACGCTAGTCGCTGG